CTCTAATCCTGATGTATTTCGTGGAACTACTCCCCAATTAGTGCATTTATCAGAGGTTTCCTCTTATGATAAGAAAATTGCACCTGAATTGATGGCTTCTTTACAACCTGCGGTTCATAGAGTTGATGGAACGGAAATTATTATTGAGTCAACTGCTAAGGGTAGAGATAATGTTTATTATGATTACTGTAGGAAAGCTCTTGAGGGTAATAGTGAGTATGAATTAATCTTTATTCCTTGGTTCTGGCAGAAAGAATATAGAGAGAAAGATACTTCTGGATTAAAATTGAGTGATGAAGATAAAGTTTATCAGCAAAATTATAGCCTTGATGATGGTCAGATGATGTGGCGACAGCTTACTATTTCTAGTTTTTCTGTTTCTCGTAAAGATGAAGGTTATTCTGCGGAAGATATTTTTAGGCATGAATACCCCGCAACCATAAATGAAGCATTTTCAACTAGTTTTGTTAGTTCATTTTTCGATAATAATAAATTAATTCAAGCCACAATTGGTGAAGTGCCAGTTCAAAACTACCATAAAACTATTGTAGGACTTGATGTGGCTGGTTCTGGTAAAGATAGGACTGTGTTTTCTTTTAGAAAAGGTCGTCATCATTTTAAAACAGAAATCTATAAACATTGGGACACTAAAGCTATCATTGCTAGAGCTGTTGAGATTCTTAGTGAAATACCTGGCTGCGTTATTATTGTCGATAAAGGCTATAATCCTGCTGTTTGGGAAGGTTTGGTTGATAGATGCGGAAGTGATAGGATTATGGGTATTCACTTCGGTCAATCTGCTGATAATCCTAATAAGTTTGCTAATAAAAGAGCGGAAATGTATTATAGATTAAGAGAGTGGACAGAAGATTATCCAGTTAAGATAGAAGATGACCCTGAATTATTAACAGAATTATTAGCAATCGATAGAAAACCTCCTGATGTTAATGGTAGAATATGTTTGATTTCCAAAGAAGAAATTAAAAATAAGATTGGTGTTTCTACTGATAAGGCAGATGGCTTAGCTCTTACATTTGGCTATCTATTTCCTACTTATGACGAGATGTTTGGAGATGAGCAAGAAGAGGAAATTCAATATAGTGGTAGAAATTCTATAACTGGCTATTGACAATCAAAAAAGTATTGTATAAATTTACTACATATAGCGTTTTAATACATATAGCGTTTTGATACAATCATGGCAGAATTAGATAAATATACTACTGATATTGATGAGCAGATTGACACATCTCCACAGCAAGAGGTTGATGATGGTGTTTCTTTTAATAGAATCTTAGAAACAGATAATATTGCTACCATTCTTACTGATGTAGATGCAACTGATGTAGTTGAAAATGTATTAAATCGCTACAAGATAGATTATCAAAGTAGGGCTGGCAAAATTGAAGTTTTGAAGAAAATTGTTAAATTGGCAATTTCTCAAAACGAATATAAGGATTTTCCTTGGCCTGATGCTTCTTCTGTTATTATTCCTCTTATTTCCACCGCGGCTTACGAATTTAACGCAAAATCTTACCCAGAAATATTTAATGATGGCTATATTGTAAAGCCAAAGATTTATGGTAATGATGATGGTGAGCCTATGGTTAATGTGGCTGGTGAGCCTATGGTTGACCCTGAAACTGGCGAACCGTTTTTGCAGAATGTAGGAGCTAAGTTAAAAGCTGGTAATAGAGTTGCTGCTTATTTGAACTACCAACTAAATGAGGAGCTGGAAAATTGGGAAGAGGATTGTGATAAATTGTTAATTGCACTTCCTACAGTAGGAACTATGTTTAAAAAAACATATCCTGACTTCGAAGGTAATCCTTGCGTAGATTTAATTTATCCTGATAAGGTTATTATTAATGATTTTGCGGTCAATCTTAAAAAAACTCCTGTAAGTCATTTAATAGAATATTACCCGCAGGAAGTAATTGAAAAAATCAGAAGTAATGAATTTATTGATTTTGATTACGAGATAGAGCAAACAGATGCGCCAACTATTGTATCTTCCGATTTGGAACAAAGAAACAGCGAAGAAGATACTGGTAGTAAATATGATTCTGGAACAGTTGGTTTTCTAGAACAATGCTGCTGGCTAGATTTAGACAAAGATGGCTACCCAGAGCCTTATACAGCTACAATTCATTTAAATTCTAGCACTTTAGTAAAATTAAATAAAAGATTTTATAAAGAAAATGTTAAAAGAAATAAAGAAGGCAAAATTCAAAACATTATTGCAGAAGAATATTATGTAAAGTATGGTTTCCTTCCTTCGCCTGATGGTTCTTTTTATGATTTAGGATTCGGTCATTTATTATTTAATACAAATACTGCAATTAATTCTTTGACAAACCAGTTGATTGATTCGGGAACATTGCAAAATCTTGGTGGTGGCTTTATTGCCAAAAGCATGAAAATAGCTGGTGGAGCTAAAACTATTAGGCAAGGACAATGGAATATTGCAGATAATATGGGCGCGCCTATGAAAGATGCGATTGTTCCATTGCCAGCCCCAACTCCTTCTCAAACACTTTTTTCAATGCTTTCTTATTTATTAGAAGCTGGAAAAGAATTAGCTGCTTTGAGAGATATTGTAAGCAATGAATCGGCAGGAGCTATGGCCCCTACTGTTATGATGGCTCTAAGTGAGCAATCACAAAAACATTTTAGAGCAATTTTTAAAAGGATTCAGCTTTCTCTTAAAAAAGAATTTAAGAAAATTCTTGATATCAACAGAGCATTTCCAAATCTTAAAAAATATGCTAAGGCACTACAAGTATCAATTGATAAAGTTGATGTAAAAAGAGATTTAGAGGAAGGTAAATATTCTATAGTGCCAGTTGCTGATTTAAATAGCCTTAATAACACTTCAAGATTAGCTCAAGCGGCATTGCTAAAAGATTTTATTGGTAATCCAAATTTAGACCAAATGCTTCTTTTAAAGAAGATATTTTCTCCATTTAATATTGATGAGATTGATAAACTTGTTATTCCACAACCTCCACAACCACCTAGCGCAGAACAGATATTAGCGCAAGTTCAATTGCAAGACGCGCAAAATAAAGGTATTGATTTGCAAATTAAACAAACTCAAGCCGCTGTTGAAGTTGAAAAAGCAAGATACGAAATTCAAAAAACAATAGCAGAAATAGAAAAAACTAGAGCAAGCTCTATTGAAAGCTTGGCTAACGCGGAAGCAGTAGAAAAAGGATTGCAACTTAAAGAGTATGACGCAGTTCTTAAAAACATGAACGAAAAAATTAGAATGCAAGGCGAAGAAGACCAAAGAGAAATTCAACGTGAAAGTTTAAGAATTGATAGAGAATCTAAAAAAGAAACCGATACTAACAAAAATGAGTAACTATGTCAGACCTTACACAAGCGCAAATTCTTAAACAATGGTTAGAGCAAGATGGCACTAAGCTTTTTTTGCATGGATTAAAAAAATATAGATTAAAATATTTAGATGTCTTGGCTAGAAATAACACACTTGGTAATGCAGATAAATTGCAACATAATTTAGGCAATTTAGCTGGAATTAAATTTATTATTGATTTGGTTGAATCCATGAGTGCTATAGAAGAAGAAAATAAAAATAATAAGACAAAACAAACAAATGAAGATTTGAATGACTTTGTTGAATTATGTAAGCAAGATATATTAACTTTAATTGAGTAATTATGGATATAAACCAATCAGGACAACGGCCAATTGAGTATAAAATTATTGTAAAAATGCCAAGTTTAGAAGAAAAAACTTCTGGCGGAATTATTCTTCCCAGCAATGTAAAAGATAGATTAGAATTTGGTCAAGGAAAAGGCATTTTGGTTGCAATCGGTGGTAAAGCTTTTAGTGATTTTCCTGAAAATGATATGCCAAAAGTGGGCGATACAGTTTCATTTAGAAGTTACTCTGGCCTTAAAATAGATAAAGATGAATCTAAAGATGGTTTTGAATACCGAATTATGTTAGACAAAGAATTAACTTCTATTCACGAATAATTAAAATAAAATATGAGAAAAGAAAAAATTGAGAATATAGAAAACGAAGAAATTATTGAAAATGAAAATGTCGAAAACGATATTGAAATTGAAGATAATAAAGAAAATGAAGAAAATAAAGAAATTATTGAAAAACCTGTTGACAATAAAAATAATAAAGTTATTTTTAAAAGCGATGAGGAAAAAGAATTTTATGATTCTTTAACAGAAAGCGAGCAATTAGCTTGGGGCGCAGGCTGGAAGAAAGGTAAATATTTTAGAGGACTTAATAAAGATGGCACTCCTAGAAAGGAGTTGACAGCTGAAGAGTTCTTGCAAAATATGAAACTTAGTAAGACTGGCAGCGAGCGATTAGGCAAATTATCTCGTGATACTGTCGAGAAAGATAAAACCATCTTAGAACTAAAAAAGCAAGTCCAAGAGCTTCTGAAATTTACGAAGCAACAAAATGAGAATGAGATATTATCTCGCAAACAATCCCTTGAGCAAGAAGAAGAAGAAGCAATTTTATCTGGTGATTTAGAAAAAGTTAGACATATTCGCAATCTACAAAAAAAGATTGAAGAAAATAAGTTTAATTTCTCTACTGAAGAAGAGCCAAAAGCTCAACAACCAGTTCAAAACAATCTTCCTAATTTACCACCTGAAATATTAGCTGAAAGGCAGCAACTTGTAAATGAATTTAGGTCTATTCATACTTGGTATGATAGAGATGTTGAATTACAAAGTTATGCTGATGGTGTTTTCAGAAAACTTGATAATGATTTTAATTATAGACATTTATCATTTCAGGATAAGTTAGATATGGTTGTTGAAAAAGTGGAAAAGAAATTTCCTGATGAAATTGGTATCAAAAAACCTTTATCCGCAGCTTCTGGTAGAAGAGGAATTTCCTCTCCAGTCAAGCAAATTACCATAAATGATTTGCCTGATGATGCAAAAAAAGCTTATAACTATTTTGCTTCTAAGGAAAAAACAGAAGAAGGAAAAAAGAAAATAAGAGATTTTTATATTAAAGAATATTCAAATCAAAAATAATAATTAATTGAGCAAATAAAATGAGAAAGAAAAACGAAGCGTCTATCGAAACATCTATTAACGATCTATCTAATTCAAGAGGCAGAGATGACTTAGAATTTAGAGGAACTAGACCAGAAAATAGAGATGTTGTTGAAATTACTATGCCAGATGGCTCTAAATTCTTAAAAAGAGAGAGAACTGTGTTGGGTAAAACCGATAGATTATATATTCCTGAAAAAAAAGGATTTAAGAGGCATTGGTTTAATGGAGTTGAAGTCTCTAGGATTCAATATGGAGTAGATCGTGGATTTGTTCCAGCAACGGACGAAAACGGCAATTTATATCAACCTCAAGATGGCGATGTAGATTCAAGAGGAGTTAGACAAAAAATGTATCCTATGGAAACTCCTATTGAGCATTGGAAAAAGCTTCAAGAAAATACTAAACGAGAAAGAGAAAGCGTAAATATAGCTAAAAAAATAGAAAACGAGATGAATCAAGTTTTAGATAACTTAGGTTCAAAAACTCAAATATTTGAAGATAAATTAACAATTTTACAAAAATAAATTATGGCAAATGCAAATAGACCTTATGGTCTTTTACCACTTGTTTCTGAAAACGGAACAGTGCGAACTAACTACTATTACATTCCATCTAGCTATGGAACAGCTTTGTATGTAGGTGATACAGTAATTAAATCTGGCACTTCTAATACTGCCGTTGTTATTAATGGAAGAAATTATGCTGCTGGTTCTTTACCTTCAATCACAAAAGCTACAGCAGGTTCTGGTAATTTAATTACTGGGGTTATTATAAGTTTTGTTGTTAATCCAGCAAACTTAAACTCTCCTACTTATAATCCAGCAAGCACCGAAGCTATTGCGCTTGTTTGTGATGACCCACAACAATTGTTTAAAGCTCAATGCTTAGGAACTCTTGCCGTTACTCAAATTGGCTTGAACGCAAACCTAAACTTTGGAACTGCGGATAGCATTTGGGGTCAGTCTGGCATTACAGTTGATATTGATAACGCTAATACTACTCAAAATTTTCAGGTCAGCGTTAAGAGATTGCTTGATACTCCCGATAATGAGCTTGGACTATACTCGCAAATCGTGGTTAAAATTAACCAACATACCGAAGCGGCTAATACTGCTGGAATATAATATTAATTTAAAAATAACTTAAACTATGGCTATTATCGTAACAGACACTATTCCTAAGGCATTAAAGCCAGGAGTAAGACAATTTTGGGGTGAATACTCTGAAGAAGACGCAATGTTCTCAAAAATGCTTGATGTAGAAACAACTACTGAAGCTTTTGATGAGTTTGTACAAGTGAGTACCTTTGGCAAATTTGCTAATAAAGATGAAGGCGCGCCTGTAAACTTTGACTCAATGGCTCAAGGCTATATCACTAGAGCAACTCAAAGAACTCGCGCTCTTGGTTATATTATTTCTTGGGAAGCTAAAAAGTTCCAAAAATATCTTAACGCAGTTGTTAAAGGCAACAAAGCTTTATCTCGTTCTTTAAAAATTACTAAAGAATCTGATGGCGCTGCTGTATTTAACAATGGCTTTGATTCTAACTACACTTATGGTGACCAAAAACCTTTCTTTGTTTCAGATCACCCTATGAGAAGTGGCGGAACTTTCTCTAACATTTTGTCAACATCTGCTGATTTATCAGAAGCTGCATTAGAATCTTTGTTAATTCAAATTAATAAAGCAACTGATGACAGAGGTTTGAAAATCAACCTAAAAGCTAAGAAATTATTTGTTTCGCCAGATAATATCTTCAATGCTGATAGATTGACTCAATCAATTCTTCGCACTGGAACTAACAACAATGATGTAAATGCTATTTACAACATGAGAGCTATTCCCGAAGGCTATATGTCAAATCCGTTTTTAACATCTGAAAACTCTTTCTTTATCAGAACTGATGCTATGGAACAACCTAAGTTCTTAGTTGCTGAAGAAGGAATGTTCTCTTCTGATGGTGATTTTGATACTGAAGACACTAAGTTTAAAATGATGACTAGCTATGCTACAACAGTAGTTGACCCTAGAGCTTATTATGCTTCTGAAGGTGTTTAATATTAATTCTAGGGGTTAATCGCCCCTAGATTTTTCTAATAATTTATGACTACTAATTCTACTGGCGGTGTTACTAATATCAGGGCAGATAATGCTCTTGGAACGCTAAAGCAACCTGACCCAACTCAAGCGCATACTTATTTTAATGATTTTGATAATTATGTTGCTGGTGATTGGATTGTAACTGAAACACAAGCTGGCGCAACCCAAGCTCTTACTGACGCAGACGGCGGTGTATTGTTACTGACAAACTCGGCTGCCGATGATGATTTGGTTGCTTTACAATTGTCAAAAGAAACTTTTAAATTTGAAGTTAATAAACCTTTATTTTTTAAAGCTAGATTTGCAGTTTCTGATGTAACCCAATCTGATTTAGTTATTGGTTTGCAAATAACCGATACTACTCCTTTAGCAGTTACTGATGGCGTTTATTTTTCTAAAGCTGATGGTGCAGCTACATTGAATTTTAATGTAGTTAAAAATTCAGCAGCTACTACAGCTTCTGCAATTATTTCTTTAGTTAATGCTACTTACATAACTGTAGCGTTTTACTACAATGGCGTTGATAAGATTTATTATGCAGCGGGAACCGATAATAACGCTCCAACTATTCTAGGTAAATCAGTTGTTACTAATTTGCCAGATGACGAAGAATTAACTATCTCTTTTGCCATACAAAATGGCGAAGCGGTAGCTAAAACTATGTCAGTTGATTATATTTTCTGTTCTAAAGAACGCTAACAAATAAAAGTTCACCACACTCTTATTAATTAAAAATTATATGCCAGCAATAAATATTGATACAGAATTTACATTAACAGCTCCCGATAATGATTATTTTGCAGCGGCAGTAACTGGTGGAACTTGGGCTTTAACTCAAAATGATTCACCTTTAGATGTAGCTTATCAAGTTTCATTAGAAAACTTATCTGCCACAGACCATTCAGCTAAAACTTGGACGATTGTTGGAGAATTATATGGTTTTCCACAAACTGAAACTTTAGCGATGCCAGCAGGTTCAGCTACTGTAGAAAGTGCTAATTATTATTCTTCTATTTCCTCTGTTACTCCTAATGCTGCCCCAGTTGATATTGCCATATTATATTTTTTTTATAAAAACAGTCATTTT